CCTAACCCAGTACCTCCCTTAAAAGAGCGAATTATATACCCAAAAATGGGTGAAACCAATCCAGAGTGTAAAACTTTGGATGGTTCCTTAATATCCCATCTACGTATTTGAGACTCTATCCTTTCTAAAAAGGTTAGAGCTTCCTCAATAGTAACATGGTTATGTTTCGCATGCTGATAAAGGAGATCTTCAATCTCTTCTAGTATTTCGGTGGGATCGAATGACTCATAATTCATTATGACATTAAAGAGTCAACCGTCTACCTGCACTTGAAAAAGAGAATCTGACTTGGCGAAAGCCTGGGGTCAAGATCCAAATAGGAAGGAACCAAATTTTAGTTCCTCCCATCTGTTCTCAAGACTTTTGGCTTTTGCCAAAGCAGTCTGAAGAACTATCGCAGATATATCTCCCCTCATTTCCTTATAATACTCATCACGAGTATCAGAATCTTTAAGTGTTAACTTATGTTCTGGGTTATTGAGGAGAGCCTTCTCTTCTGTTAATAAAGATTGAATAGGAATCTTAACGGGTGAATCCTCTCACGAGAATTCATCGTTATTGATATCTATCAATACAGTAAAAATATCCTTCAGAGTAACCTTTCCACTTTTGAAAAGGCTACCTAATAGGGATAGAGAAGGTACATAGAGATCTTTAAGATCTCTAATCTTACCAAATCGACTAAGCAATATTGATAAGACCGAATTACTTCGGATAAGGCCAAGACGTGCAAAATATAAAATATTTGCAACCCGGGCTCCTACCGACCTTTCAGCTATAAACTGTTTAAAGGATATAGCTGAAACATTCGTGTTATTCACTACCATCCTCTTAGCAAACTCAAAAGCCGCCTTAGAAGGAGAAGATATTGATTTGGATAAATTAATTTCCATTCCAATCATCTTCATAACTTCTAGGTACTTTTGTGCTAAGAAGGGCTCAAATATCACCAAGTCATCACCTAATATCTCATAATCTACATTCCAGCCTCTCTTTCCAATAAGGAAAGAAGAATACTGAAGTAGAAAGTGATGTGTTAGGGCTAACATGGCTCATGAGGATAGTGCTCCCATTGGTTGACCAACTGCATACCTACATACTCCTTTTTCTCCAGAATAGCCAGAGAGATCATAATAATAATCTCTCATAACTAACAACCCTGCTCACGAATTACCTAATTTAATAGGTAGAATTCGATCAAGCAAGGCTGACTGGAAGATAATAGGAAGCCGATCCGTAGCTGCTGATAGATCATAGCTCCAAGAACATAAGCTCTTGGAAGCCTTAGATTTAGAACGCTCTACAGACTCATCCTGATTAAATGTACCATCATTCGGAATCCTCTTTAACAAATCAAAGAGGGAATCGTGAAGTGGTTTTAACAAAGATTGAGTTCAAGAATCGACAATAGCAAATACTCGGAGTTTCCCGGCAGCCTCTTCTTTAAAAGAAAGCTGTCCAAGACCTCCCATCCATGAACCCTTATGACACGGAACCTTTATTCCAAAGGTTTCGGCTGTCATAGCTAACTGACTTCCTTCAATGAATGCTTTTCAGAGACCTAAAGAATTAGATCTCTTTACGTATTCATGGAAGTATCCCATTATCTCTGGATTTCTCCGGAGTAATAGGGCATCAGTTAGAAGTCCATGTCATGAAATGCTATTAGTAGGTGAAGCAGAATGTATCAATACTGGGGAAGTTTGTCCTAATCGAATAGATTTCGACCATAAGTCATATCCTTCAATTGATTTGAAGAAATTGGCAAACGGTGAACTATCGATAAAGGATAAAAACTTCTCAGAATGAATCTTGTCCCCTGAAAATTCTCCAGTTATAGTGCTGAGTTTAGGTTTAAACTCACACTGTAACACTCTATATACCGAAAACACAGTCAATCAAAACTGTATTGTAGGCATATGAGCCTTCCTAATCAGATTACG